AGAGCTTGCACTTAAACAACAAGAGCTTGTACTAGAAAGGGAACAAGAACGAGCAGTTAAGATAGGGAGTTAAGTATGGAGAAGGGAGAAGAAATAGCAAGGGCAGACCAAGCTAAACAAATTTTAGAACATCCTCTATATGTAGAGGCTCTAGCCACAGTCAAAGAAGCATTAGTACAATACTTACTTGACACCAAAGTTGCCGAAGAAGTGGAAAGAGATAGATTGTACATAACAATCAAAGCACTAGATTTAGTTAATCAACACATAACTTCAGTGCTTGAAACAGGCAAACTTGCTGAAAGGGAGCAAGAAGATTTTTTAACACAGTAGAGGAGATAACCTATGGATTCTGTAGAGAACACCCAAGAAGGTAGATTTGAAAGAGCACAACAAGGTTCAGCAGAAGATGCTGCAAACCAAATCCTAAGTATGTGGGACTCAGAAGAGCAAACCGCAAACGAGGAAACCGAAACCCCTGTTGACGAGGAAGTGGTAGAGGATACAGAGGAAGCTGAAGAGGTAGAAGAAGAGGCCCCTGAATCTGAAGAAGAGGAAGGACAAGCTGAAGAAGAAACTGAAGAAGAGGTAGCCGAAGAAGAAGAGTATGATGTAGTAGCTGAAGAAGATTTGAAGTACACTATTAAAGTGGATGGAGAGGAATTAGAAGTTGGTATTGATGAACTTAAAAACGGTTATCAAAGGCAGGCTGACTATACTCGTAAGTCTCAGGCACTAGCTGAGCAGCGTAAGGAGACAGAAGCAATTCAGTCCGAGCGTATGCAACTAGAGCAAGAGAGGCAAATGTACGCTAATGGCTTACAAATGTTGCAAGAGCAACAGACAAATAAACTTCAAGAGTATCAAGCTACTGATTGGACAGCTTTGAAAAACGAAGACCCATATGAGTATATGCTCAAAAGAGATGAGTACAGAGAAGCAAAGGAAAAAGCACAGAATGTGCAACAACAGCAAGTTCTAATACAACAAGAACAAGCCGATGAAGTTGCAAGAGCTAGAGCACATTTTGTCCAACAAGAATACTCTAGATTAGTTGATGCTTTACCTGAGTGGAACGATGAAAAATCTACTGTTAAAAAAGATGTACAAGAGTACGCTAAATCAGTAGGCTTTCGACCAGATGAGATTAACCAGTTAGCAGACCACCGTAGTGTTCTAGTAATTAAGAAAGCTATGGAGTATGACAAGCTAACTAAGAAGGTAGCTCCAAAGAAGAAAGCAGTTAAGACAGTTCCTAAAGTACAAAAATCTGGAAGAGGAAACTCTAAAGAAGATACAGAAGTTGAAGCTATTAAGAAAAAGCGTGCAAGGTTACAGAAGTCAGGCAAGCAAGATGATGCCGCTTCTATTTTTTATGATATGCTTTAAGGAGATAGGTAATGCCTACACAATTCAAAACATATGATGCAACTGCAATCCGTGAGGATTTGTCAGATGTCATCTATGATATTTCACCAACGGATACTCCGTTCTTATCCAGCATTGCTGGCAAGGGTTCAGTATCTAACACTCTATTTGAGTGGCAAACAGACGCACTCGCTGCTGCTGTAATTAATAACTATCACGTTGAAGGAGCTGCTGCTGGTACGGCTGCAACTACTGCGACTACTCGTCTAACTAACCAAACACAAATTTCTAAGAAAGTTGTTGAGGTTACTGGAACTCACGAGACAGTCAACAACGCTGGTAAGAAGTCAGAAATGGCTCACCAATTAGCAAAGGCTTCTAAAGAGCTTAAGCGTGATATGGAAGGTTCACTACTAGCTGACAACGCTGCCGCTGCGGGTAACGCATCAACAGCTCGTGAGACTCGTGGTGCTGCTAACTTTATTACAACTAATGTTGTAGATGCTGGTACTACTAGCACACACGCTGCAATGGTTGAAGCTGATGTTCTTTTGGCTGCAGAAAAAGTATGGACACAAGGCGGTGAAGCGTCTACTATCCTACTTGGTGCAACTAACAAGAAGTTAATCACAGCTATGAATGGTCGTGCTGATGCAATTCGCTCAGTAGCAGATAACAACATGACTATCCAAAACTCAGTTGATGTATATGTATCAGACTTTGGTACTTACAACATCATCATGGATAGATTCTGTGACCAAGATGTTGTATACTTCCTAGACCACGATATGTGGTCAGTTGATTACCTTCGTGATTTCCAAACTGTGGACATCGCTAAAGAAGGTGACTCAGAGAAGAAGATGCTTCTAGTTGAGTACGGTCTAAGATGTGGCAACGAAGCTGCCAACGCTAAGATTAGATACACTACAGGTTAATATAACCGACTACCACCCTAGGCAACTGGGGTGGTTTACATTATGGCAATTGATACAAAAATAATAGCAAATTTAGATGGAAGCCTTACAGTAGCTAGTCAGCAAAATGACAAGGTAGTTAAGAAACTAGCCGAGCTAAACACAAAAGATAAGTTCCATAACAGAAGTACACAATACAAAGGTGATTCAGTAATGTCTCACAAAGTAGCAAGCATACCACTTATTGTGGTAGAACAAATGATGCGAGAAGGCATATGGGGAAACCAAGAAAGAATGAAGGTTTGGATGAACGACCCAGCTAACGCTATGTGGAGAACTACTAAAGGAAAAGTATAATGGCATTAAGTACATTTACAGAATTAAAAGATGCAATAGCAGACTGGTTAGATAGGTCAGACTTGACCGCAAGGATACCAGACTTTATTGCACTAGCAGAAGCTAGGATTAATAGGGAGCTACGCATACGCCCTATGGAAGTAAGAAGCATAATGTACACAACATCTGGACAGAAGTATTTTAATTTGCCGGGTGGTTACATACAAATGCGTAACATACAATTAAACACAAATCCAACACAGCCTCTTGAGTATATAACTCCAGAAATGCTAGACAGATTATATGGTAGCAACACTACTGGCAAACCAAAGGCTTATACATTAATAGGTGATGAGATACAATTGTCACCCATACCAGATTCAGCTTATGAACTTGAGATGGCTTTTTATGAAAAGTTTACATCACTAGGTGATGGCACATCAGGTACAGTTACAAGCAACTGGTTAACTAAGAATGCACCAGACATATTATTATATGGTGCTCTTATGGAAGCAGAGCCTTTTATTAAGAATGATGAAAGAGTAGCAGTATGGCTAAATGGTTATGGTAATGCTATAGACAAATTACAAAAAGCAGACCAGAGAGATAGACACTCAGGCTCAGCTATGAGAGTAAGAAATATTTACTCTGGAGTTGAGGGCTAATGGCATCTAGCACTTGGTCAGCAGACTCATCAACTTGGTCAGGTAATTCCTATATATGGGATAACAGTACATACCAAGTAACAGCCACTATGACTCAGACTATATTGTCAAAGTCATTACTAGAAGATACTGTATTCCCTAGAGGGGTAACAATAGGTGGCAACTACGGAATGTCTGGTACAACAGCACATGTTATGCCAGCATCTATTTCACTAGCAAACGCTGGTGATGTAGTAGATAGTGCAACACTAGCAATGCCAGTTAATGGAACAATTGCTGGAACAAGTAACATAAAGAATAATGTAAACTTTCCAGAAAGTGGAACAATGGGTATGACTGGTTCTGCCTCTAGTGACAACACATTCTTATGGAACGATGTAGAGGAAGACACGGACACACTTTGGACAAAGATAAGTGACCCAGATGAATAACACAACAGGAGTATACAATGACATTAGATAATGTAAACATAGGGCTGGCTAACTTTTGGAAAGTTACTTGTCTTGATAAAGATGGCAACATCAAATGGGAAGAGAATAAAAAGAACCTGATCACTACAGTAGGTTTAAACCATATTCTAGATACACAATTTCACGCAAGTACACAGGTTACTACCTGGTACATAGGACTAAAAGGAGCTGGTACTCCAGTAGCCGCAGACACTATGGCATCACACTCAAGCTGGGCAGAGCTTACTGGCTATGCTGGTAACAGAAAAGAGTGGACAGAAGGTGCAGCATCGAGTGGTAGTATGACTAACAGTTCTAGCGTAGACTTTACAATTAACGCAACAGCTACAATTGCTGG